GGCACATGAAAGAGGTACCATGGTACTCTTTTGGTAAAACACCGAAAGAGTTGTCCGAAATGGTTGCCGATGCAATGAGCCTATCGCATGGAGCATGTATGGGAGATTTCTCCCGTATGGACGGACACGTTTCAAACATAGGACGAACGCTTACTAGAGCATTTAGTATGCGTTGCACAAATCCTGTATACCACGAGAAATTGTCAGACCTCTTAAACACTCAGCAGTTCCGCAAAGCGCGTACGGCTTTCGGAGTCAAGTTCAATACCCTTTGGACTCGCCTTTCCGGATCTCCTGAGACATCACTCTTTAACACTATCGAGAACGCCTTCATTTGCTTTCTTGCACTACGAATGACCCGCCACTCTGACGGGCATTATTTTACCCCAGCTGAGGCTTGGGATTATTTGTGCGAGAAATGCCTGTTTGGAGGCGATGATAGTCTTATGGGTGACATGACGGAAGCTATGTATACACGAGCTGCCCAGAAGGTCGGACATGTGGCAACAGCTGCAGTCCTACAACGAGGAGAACCAGGAGTCAATTTCCTGGCGAGGTATTTTGGCCCCAACGTGTGGCAAGGAGACCCGACGAATATGTGCGACATAGAACGGCAAGCGCGCAAGTTTCACACTTGCACACAGCCCATGCCTGACTATGAAGCACGTATGGCGAAGATGACTGAGAAGTGTCTGTCATTGGCCATGACTGATCTGTCTACCCCATTCTTGGGACAGATAGCTCGGGCTTGGTTGCATCGCCGCAAAGTTAAAATTCCGGACAGTATCCTTCCTTGTAGGGATGCTAGCTGGTGGGCCGTCAGTTTTGACGCAACCGACCAGTTCCCGAATGACTATGCGGATTGGATGCTCGAATACGTCCACACGGCTCTTCCAGAGCTCAGCATGGAGACCTTTAATGAATGGATCCAAAGCTTCGAGACGGAAGAAATCAGCTGTGAGGACTTTCTCAATGGCCCGACATTTTCCCCACACCACCCAAACGCTCCAGCGAAAGCTGATGTTGTCGTTAACGGTGATATATTGCGCTCTGAAAGCGCCGTCGAAGAGTCCCCATCCTTGGAAAGAAAGGATGAGCCAGAGGAGGAGAAAGAATTTCACCATTGTGTCAAGTTAATGGACGGTACACCCGTTACTGACAAGGAGAATCCGCCACCACAAGAGTCCAAGGAGCCACATGTGCCCCTTGATAAACGTACTCTAGCCCCAAACACTAACAAGGCTAAGCCGAGAACCAGATCCAAGGCCAAGCCTAGTGTCGGTGCTGATCCTCCGGTTTCCAAATCAAACGCAGATACATCGCGTGCCCCACCTTTGAATGTCAAAGGTGGAGCTGAGGAAACTGGAGCCAAGCAATCCGATGCCGTAGTGCAAACTCCTAAACCCGATAAGCCAGCGCGTGCTAAGTCGGGTTCCGGAGCACACCGGGGTAAACGTGGTAGGCGCAAGAAACGTGCGCCACCAGGAGCTTCGGCTCCGAAATTCGACGCCTAACGGCGTCGTCCGGGTTCTTCGGAGGCTTGTGGTGGGCCTCCGTTGAATTTCCGAAGATCGGAAAACATCGAATATTGATGAATCCACAACAACAACCACTCATTTCAGATGACGCTGCTGCGTTTCTGAAGACTGCTACTAGCGCTCCCGATTTTGAGAACCTCCCGCTTGAAGGCATCCCGGATGAATACTCTGGTCCTACTTTTACTAAGAAGGACTTTGTATATCAGACGGTTGAAGCCGTCGCTGGAGAAGTGACCTGGATCGTGGTGACCCCAACTGCTGGTGTGGCTTGGTGGGGTGCGTCTCAACCCGCACCCATTGATCCTGCCATACCAGTTCAGTGGTCAGCTGGCGCTACTGGTGGCGGCCTCTTTCCTGATGCCGGCACCTTGTTCCCCGGTGTAGTAGATAACGGTCAGCCCAACCTCCAGATGAACAACACTGGTGAGGTTGTGGCCGGCCGAATGCTATCACACTGTGCGGAACTAGTCGTCCTCAATAACGCCTTTAACCAGTTTGGCTCGATCTCTACCTTCAAGACCCCCTTGTTGCGTGAGATCGCCAATCAAGCTGCTGGAGGGTCGGTTAACTATCACATCTCGGGCAATGAATCTCTTTTCAAGTCGCCTCTCAGCTCAGAAGCCAACGTCGTCCCTGTTCGTCAGGGATCATACGCTGTTGCTATGAGTCGCGAGGCCGACTTTGAATTTTACCCTGTCCTGGATGACGTTACCCTGTCCTCCACTTTCCCTGGTTATCAGCAATCAACGTTCCCCGCACCTGTTGCGTCCAATTACCGCGGTCCTGCGGTATGCTGGGACAATGGCTTTGACACCATTGTCTTTCGCATCGACGTACCAGCTGCGGTCGCTAACCAATCCTTCGTCCTCAAGATCTGGAGGACCTGGGAATTCAAACCAGCCGCATCATCTCTAGCTCACTCCATTGCACATGCTTCACCATCGGTGGACCGTCCCGTCATCGATCTCTACCACGCCATGTCCAAATCCTTGCCTGTTTCAGTGCCGGCTAAGGATAATCCGGACTTCTGGAATACGCTCCTCCGGACCATCAAAGACACGTCTGCCATCATGGCACGCCTGCCCCTACCTACTATCAGTATGGTTGGGCGCGGCGTCCATGCTGTGGCGACCACAATTGATGAAGCCCGTCGGAACGCTAATCCCGGGCCTGGACCTCCTCGGAGGAACCGGCCTGCCCGTCGTAGACGTCGACGTCGACGCGCCCGTCGAGTCAATAGAACATGAATCCCGACTGTCACACAAC